CTCATCGGCAACGTCGCACTAGCAAGCTAGTGCGTCGTGCTGTATACTGACTGACTGTAAGTGGAAGCGAATCCTCTATAGGAGACGCCGACACTGCACTCACCCTGGACGAATCGAAACTCGACAGACGAGGTCGTGCAAATTCGGTAAAATACCGAAGAAGCATTGCCCATCCGTTAATCTCTTTTCGAATCCGGGGTGACTGAGATACCCAAACACGGAACTGCAACTTTTGCAAGTTGACGTTCGTGCGGGTACGCAGTTTTGGTTGGTTCACAGGCTCTTCTCTCAGGCTAGGCGCAGCTATTCCACGCTGTTGACCCGGTATCTGCTTGTAAACTGCAAGCAGAAGTCCTACGACAAAATCGTAGGTAGAGAAGAACTGTCTATCGTAGAAGGAGTTCGCATAAGCGATCCAACTCGTATAGACCTCAGGCGAGGGCGCAGACGACCAGACGGTCCTGATTCGGACCGGTGTGACATCGACACCTTTGTAGGCGTCCATACCACAGGATTCTCGAAAGAATCCACTAGTACAGCTCTTACGGCGGTTTACTTTTAAACCAAACCGTTCGAGCAGTTCGATCGCGTTCGCGGCGTAAGCCGTGGGTACGATCACGTCGTCACCATACACATGGATACTCTCGCGAGTATCTGCATCGGGAACTCCGGCGGCAAGTAGAGCCCATATCGTAAGTGCCATTACGGGAAAGCATAAAGCTGACCCCATTGGCGCATACTTCTGAAGCTCGATTACTCGACCGTCAGGGAACCTTGTACTACGGGACCTACAGGCTTCCAAACACTTATATAAGTGTGGTGGAAACAGTAGGCGGACTAGATCAAGAGAAACGCGGTCCGAGGCCTCAGCGAGGTCAAGGGTCGCGTACCGTCCCGTACTGGACCCGTAAAGGGCACCAATGCGGTTTGGTACTTGATCGGTGAAGAACACCGCGTGCTTTGTTAGCACGTGGCGTTCGACGTGTTGCACGATGGCACGGCTCAAGCCCTGCTGAACCCATTGAAAATCAACGGGTTCGCAAGATATGAGACGTGGTCCACGTGAATCCTTCGGCACTAGGATAACCTGTGCAGGAAGGTCCAGATCCGATATCCCAGCTTCCCAGCTGGAATAGGAATCACAGACATGACCCTGAGATGCACAAAAATATGCATCGAACGGGTACTGTTCAGTAATCCGCTTACAAACATTTGTCCAAAGGTACTTAGTCCAGAGTTTTTGCTTGGTAGCAACTACTCCGGGCCCGTGCCCTGGGACGATGTTGTACGGATCGAAGTGTCCGAAGACTCTGTTAAGGAGACTTCGGGCCTTGCGTAGTGTTTCGCGATCAGCTTCTCGAACATTTTTT